TCCGCGAAGACGATTAATAGTTAGGAGGAATATTATGGCTTATAGAAAATTAGGACGTACAAATAAACATAGAAGAAGTATGCTTGCTAATTTAACTAAAGAAGTTATCATGAACGGTAGAATAGAAACAACAGATACAAGGGCTAAAGAAGTTCGCAAATTTGTTGATAAAATGATTACTTATGGTAAAGATGGTTCTTTAGTAGCAAGAAGAAAAGCATTAGCATTCTTACACAACAATACAGTAGCAGTTAAAAAAGTTTTTGATGAATTAGCTCCTCGTTATGCAAATCGTAATGGTGGATACACAAGAATTTTAAAACTTACTGAACGTCGTGGAGATGATGCTTTAATGGTTATTTTAGAATTAGTAGAGGAAGATGCTAAATAAAAAAGCATCTCCTTTTTTATTTGTACGAGTAGTCCAAAACGTTGAAAAATAAGGGCTTTTATGGTATGATTATAGTGGATTGGTGATGAGAAAAAATGGTAAATATTATAATTTGTGATGACAATGATAAAGATAGAAAAAATATTTTAGATGTAGTAAATAATTTTATGGAAAAAAATAAAATTGAATTTAAAATTCATTTATATAATGATTATAATAAAAATTTTAATGAAATAATTGATAAAAAACTTCCATTTAAAATATATTTATTAGATATAGAAACTCCATCTGCATCTGGAATTGATATGGCACGTAAAATTAGAAATAAAGATGTTGATAGTGTAATTATATTTTTAACAGTTCATGAGGAATTAGGAAATGTTATATTAAAAAATGATTTAATGTTTCTATCATTTATAAATAAATTTGATAATTTAAAATTAAGATTAAATAAGTCATTAAAAAAAGCATTAGATTTATTAAATCATAAAAGTATTATTAAATTTACAGATAGAAATACAGTTTATACAATAGATATGAATGATATTTTATATTTAACAAAAGAAAGTTTTGAAAGAAAAACAATTATTAAAACTGATTATGCAGAGTTTAAAGTTAATAAAACATTAAATGAGCTAGTAAAAATGTTAGATGATAGATTTATTCAAACTCATAGATCATGTTATATAAATAATGATAGAAAAGTTAGTATTGATAAAACAAATAAAATTATACTATTTGATAACGGAGAATCAACAGATTTACTTTCTGACAAATATAGAAAGGTGTTGAATTAATGAAAAATTATTTTATTAATTTTTTTGCAAGTTCTATAATCTTTTATTCAATAATATTTGTTTGGAGTAGATTATTAGATGAGAAAATCAATTATAAAAAGGTTAAATTTTATATTATCTGGATTTTTCTTGCATGCTTTTCCGTATTTAATTATTTTTTTGTAAATAACTTTATTAGGTTAGGTTTTTTATTAGTAATTTTGATTATTTGTTGTAAAATATTATTTAATCATAATTTAAAAGAAACAATAGTCGTTTGTATATATGAACAATTTATTATAATGGTATCTGAAACAATATTTGCGTTATTACTTACTATATTTAAAATAGATGTAAATTTAACATTAAATTTTGCAATAGTTAATTTAATGTCTAATATTTTAATAGCTATTATTTCTTTAATAATTGTTAAAATTAAATTTATAAAAAAGTTGTATTTAAGTATTTTGAGTTTTACAGATAGAATAAAGAAAATTCAATTATCTTTATTTAGTATATTATTAATGATTTTGGCTAATGTTTTATCAATGAATGTTTATTATAAAATTAGATTTGAATATTTATTAATTTTTAATGTATCGATGACAATAATTTGTTTTATTATCATGTTTTATTCATTAAAAACTCAAAATAAATATAATAAAGTTTCAGATAAATATAATGTAGCTATAACAAGTTTAAAGGATTATGAAAATATGATGAATAAATATCGAGTAGCAAATCATGAAAATAAAAATATTTTATTAACAGTTAGAGCAATGATTATTAATAAAGAAAAAGAAATTCCTAAATTTATAGATTCATTTATTGAAAATAAATATGAGGATGATGAAAGATTATTGTTTGAAACAAGTGTTATTCCAATGGGTGGACTTAGAGCAACTATATATTCTGAAATATTAAAAATTAAGAATAACAAAATAAAATATTATTTAAATATAGATAAGAAAATAAGTGCAATTGATTTAATAGAAATGGATGAAAATATTATTATAGATATTTGTAAAATTATAGGGGTATTTATTGATAATGCTATTGACGAGGAAAAAAATAAAAAAAATAAACAAATTGATATTAGTATGTATTTAGTGGAAGGAAATCTAAATATAAAAGTTTCTAATCATTATAAAGGAAGCATTAATGTTGAAAAAATATATGATCAAGGATATAGTACTAAAGGTAAAAATCATGGATATGGTCTATCTTTAGTGAAAGATATTGTTTCTAACAATAATTTATTACAAAACAAAACAGAGCTAAGTAAAAATATTTTTAGTCAAATATTAATTATAAAATATAAAAATTAGTATAGAAAAAATCACTTTATTAATAAAGTGATTTTTTAATAAAATAATATATTATTTTATTAATGATTCTGGGCATTCTTCTTCATCGATAACCCATGCAAAACAAGCTTGACTTCCAGCGTTTGCAGCTCCAAGTCCTAACCATGCTAATAAATTTGCTAACATTATAATCCTCCTTTCTTTTTTATTTATTTAAACAATATTGCTTAAATCATTAGTTAATAAAATCTGGATGTTCTTTTAAAAATGTTAAATAATTATTATAAGGTAATTTAAATATTTTATATACTGTTGGAGCAATTAAACAATTTTCTAATATAAGTGCAAAAATTAAAGAATTAGTTATAAAATCATTCTTAATTATTATTGAACATATGGAAAATAAAATTGCTAATAAAGTAGAAATTGTTTTATAAATTTTTCTGCGTTTTTTATTTATAATAGGTCTTTTTTTTGTATCAGCGGGTGCATTTTTAAGCATTAAAACTATGCAAATTAAGCATATTATAATTTTTATATAAATATTTAAATATAAATATATACATAATAAAGGTATGATAATAAAAATTATAGTACTACTTACCCAACACATCCAACTCTTTGATGCATGTAATCCAAATGCTGGGAGTCTTAAAATATTGAAAAAAATAGTAAATATAAACATTTCTTTAAAAATTCCGAATATTAAACATATGCTAGAAATTACAATGAATTTAGAAAGTGTTAAATATATACTAACAATCCCGTATTCAATTTCTTTTAATTTGGTTGAATCATAGTTTGTATGTTTTTTTATATAATTCATACATTTTCCTATAATAAATTTTTTCATATAATCAACTACCTTAAAAAAATTATAATATTAAATTTAAAATTTTAAAATGTAGTATGTTTGATTATAAATAAATCACGTTTAATAAATATTTTTGTGTGATATTATTTTGCATATTTTTATTTTTCGTACATATAAATAATACTTTCATACACATTTAATTTTTTATATATTTATTTATGATAAGATATTTATGTTTTCCGTAAAAATTCTACAAAGGTAATTCGCGATATTTGTCGAATTTTTGGGAACGATAAAAGAAGTGGAGAAGTTGGTTTTATGTTATACTTAAGTTGTAAGAATATTTAGAAGGGAGATGTGTAGTCGTGATTACAGGAAAAGTTAAATGGTTCAATAATGAAAAAGGCTTTGGGTTCATTGAATATAAAGAAAACGAAGATATATTTGTTCATTATTCATCAATTCTTTCTGAAGGTTACAAGACTTTAGTAGAAGGCCAATATGTTAAGTTTGACCTAGTTAGAACCGATAAAGGTTTACAAGCTAAAAATGTAATTGAAATTAAAACTGCTTTAGTATAGTAGTTTTTTTTTCAAAAAATATTTTCAAGAGTAATAAATTTATGTTATAATATAGATGGAAAGGATTGATGATATGAAATTTAATATTCATGGAAAAAAGATTGATGTAACAGATTCAATAAAAAGTTACATAGAAGAAAAGATTGGGAGGTTAGATAAATATTTTGAAAATCCTGACGAAGTTACAGCTACTGCCGTTATAAAATTAAGAGGCAGAGATGAACAAGTTGTAGAGATTACAATAAATGCAAATAAATTTATATTAAGAGGTGAAGAATCTCATAAAGATTTATATGCTTCAATAGATAAGGTTTCTGATAAAATTGAAAGACAAATAAGAAAAAATAAAACAAGACTAAAAAAGAGAACAGTAAAAGATGTTTCTAAAGATTTTGTTTTAGATTTTGAAGAACCAGAAGAAAATGATAATGTAATTGTAAAGAGAAAAGTTATAGAAAACAAACCAATGAGTGAAGAAGAAGCTATTCTTCAAATGGAATTGTTGGGACATGAATTCTTTGCTTATAAAAATGAAGAGACAAAAGAAGTAAATATTTTATATAGAAGAAAAGATGGAGATTACGGAATATTAGAAATAAAATAGGCATTTTGCCTATTTTTTTTTGTTTTTACTAGGATTTTCTTCTTATTTTTGATAAAATATATACAAAGGAGAATGAGATATGAAATTATTTAAAAGCATATTTAATCATGAGTATAAAGAATTAGAGAGGTTTAAAAAGATTGCTGATGAAATAATGTTATTAGAAGAAGAATATTCTAAATTAACAGATAAAAAATTGAAAAATAAAACAGCAGAATTTCAAAAAAGATTAGAAAATGGGGAAACTTTAGAAGATATAAAAGTAGAAGCTTTCGCAACAGTTAGAGAAGCTGCTTATCGTGTAATTGGAGAAAAACCATACTATGTTCAGTTACTAGGTGGACTTGCTATTCATTATGGTAATATAGCAGAAATGAAAACTGGTGAAGGAAAAACTTTAACATCAACTCTTCCAACATATTTAAATGCGTTAACTGGTAAAGGTGTTCATATAATTACAGTAAATGAATATCTAGCTGAAAGAGATGCTAATTGGATGGGAGAAATATATAGATTCTTAGGTTTAACAGTAGGAGTAAACTATAGAGAACTTTCTCCAAAAGAAAAAAGAGATGCATATAATTGCGATATAATGTATTCCACAAATAACGAAATAGGATTTGACTACTTAAGAGATAATATGGTAGTAAAAGCAACAGATAGAGTAGCTAGACCATATAACTTTGCAATCATAGATGAAGTTGACTCTGTATTAATAGATGAAGCAAGAACTCCACTTATTATTTCTGGTGGGTTTATGAAATCAGCTAATTTATATATTCAAACAGATAGATTTGTTAAATCATTAAAAGAAAATTCTGGATATATATATGATGAAAAAACAAAATCAGTTTCACTAGATCAATTAGGTATAGAAAAAGCAGAAAAAGCATTTAGTGTAGAAAATTTATATGATATAAAAAATACTAATTTGGTACATTCTATAAATCAAGCATTAAAAGCAAATTATGCAATGAAAATAGATGTAGATTATGTTGTTAATGATGGAAAAATAATTATTGTTGACCCATTCACTGGTCGTTTAATGCAAGGACGTTCCTATTCTGATGGATTACATCAAGCGATAGAAGCAAAAGAAGGTGTAGTAATTAATGAAGAAACAAAAACGCTTGCTACAATAACATTCCAAAACTTATTTAGAATGTATAATAAATTATCTGGTATGACAGGTACTGCAAAAACAGAAGAAGAAGAATTTAGAGAAATCTATAATATGTATGTACTTACAATACCAACTAATAAACCAGTAGCTCGTCAAGATTTTGGAGATTTATTATTTGCTACTCAAGAAGGAAAATATAAAGCTATAGTAAATGAAATTAAAGAAAGACATAAAACTGGTCAACCAATTTTAGTAGGTACTGTAGCAGTTGAAACAAGTGAATTAATTAGCCAAAGATTAAAGAAAATGAAAATACCACACGAAGTATTAAATGCTAAAAATCATGCAAGAGAAGCTGAAATAATAGCTAAAGCAGGAGAAAAAGGTGCTGTTACAATCGCAACAAATATGGCAGGTCGTGGAACAGATATTAAGCTTACGGAAGAAACCAAAGCCTTAGGTGGATTATTTGTAATAGGAACAGAAAGACATGAATCTAGACGTATAGATAATCAGCTAAGAGGTCGTTCTGGCCGTCAAGGAGATATAGGTGCAAGTCAATTCTGTGTATCTTTTGAAGATGATTTAATGGTTAGATTTGGTACAGATAGAGCTAAGTTAATGCTTCAAAGAGTTGGATTTAGCGATGACATATCTATAAGAAATAAAATGCTATCTGGATCAATAGAATCAGCTCAAAAAAGAGTTGAAGGTAATAACTTTGATATAAGAAAAACATTACTTGAATACGATAATGTTATAAATGAGCAAAGAACATTAATATATGAAAAAAGAAATCAAATACTTGATTTAGAATCAGTTAGAGAGTTAACAGAAGAGACATTTAAAAATTTTGTTGAAGATACTGTATATGCTCATTTAGATGAAGATGATAAATTAACTAGAAATGATAAATCAGAAATATTAGAAATCATTAATGATTTAATAAAAACAAAAGTATCATTTGATGAAATAGAGTATAAAACACCAGAAGAAATGGTCGAATATTTAAATTCAAGAGTATTAGATGAATATTTAGAAAAAGTAAGTAAAGTTCCAGAAGAAGTAACAAGCGAATTTGAAAAAGCAATAATGCTTAGAGTAATAGATACTCATTGGATGGAACATATAAATACAATGTCTCATTTAAGAGAAGGAATTCATTTAAGAAGTTATGCTCAAAATAATCCTCTTAGAGAATATAAAATAGAAGGATATAATTTATTTGATGAATTATTAGCTCAAATAGATGCACAAGCTACTACTTACTTATTAAAAGCAGAAGTAAGACAAAATAGTGAGCGAAAAAAAGTAGCTGAAGGTGTAACTAATGAGAATAAAGAAAAAACTAAAAAAGCAACTCCGAAAAGAGTAGCTAAAATAGGTAGAAATGAAGCATGTCCATGTGGATCCGGGAAAAAGTATAAAAATTGTTGCGGTAGATAGGAAAAGCCTTGTAAATAAGGCTTTTTTTGATGTCTTAAAACTTAAAAAAATTTTAGATGCCTCCACTGAGTATCTAAAAGGTATCTAGATACCCAAAAATGGGCTTAAAATACAAAAAATTAGTATGGCTAAAAATTGCAGTATTTCCTTTATTTATAAGATTTTGTAGAGATTTATTAAAGAAAAAAAAATGAAATTGTGTCCAGTGCCAAAATGATATTGATAAATGAGTTTAAAACTATGATATAATATAATTGTGGTGAATAAGATATGGATAATAATTATTTCGTTTATAATGGAAAAAAATACATAGTTGAATATAAAGATAAAAACATGAATGTGTATAAATGCAACGATGGAAAAATTGAAATACTATCAGATGAAGAAATACAAATGATTAGACAGCTATTAAATAGTAAATACAATTATGAATATGATAGTATCATATTAACTAATTTGGTTAACGCTAACTTAGAAATGGAAAATAAGGAATATATAATGAATTTTTTAAATTGGCTAGAAAGCATAATTCCGGAAGAATGTAGATATAATTTTTATAGAAATATTAAAACGCTTAAAACTACGCTTAATACTAATATAGATTTATCGAAATTTGAATCATCGTCATCTGGCTATTCAACATCAGCTGGTTATAATACAAGTAGTAATAGTTTGGTGATGAACGAAAAATCATTGCATGAATTGTGGAAAATAGCTCAATTAAATAATAATCCACAAGAATTTTATTGGAGACATTATTCACAAACATTATTACATGAATTAGCACATATGGCATCAAGTAGATATGATTCTGATACTAAAATATCTTTATGTGGATTTGATAGATTTCCTGCCGAAAATGAGGAAGATAAAAATAGAGGATTAACAGAGGGATTTACAGAAATTATTTCAATGGCTGGAGTACCAGGAACTATAGAAATTTCTTCTGGATATTATATTGAAGCTTGTTTAATAAATCAGTTAATTCAAATAGTGGGTAATGAAGTGTTCTTAAAATCATATTTTTCTAATCTTGGAACACAGCCTATACAAGAAAAAATGAATGAAGTAATTAATAATCCTACAATGAGTTTTAATTTATTTAGAAACATTGAACTGAATTATAATATTAGAGATATAAATGAAGAACAAAACATATTAGGAAATATACAATCATCAATTTTAGATTATTTAGATAAAAAGATCGAATTATTATTAGCTGAAAATAGAGTCAATGAGATAAGTGATATATTAACCAATTATGAATCAATGATGATTACCCCAGAAAAACTAAAGATAATGCAAAAGAATCCTCAACAATTTATTGGAATTAATGAGAACATAAACAAGTTTAATGAAATTAAAAATAAATGTAAATCATATTTAAATGAAGAAAATAAATCCTCAGGTATTAAAAAATAGGAAATACAAAAAATATTCGAAAAATGCGTATTTTTAAATTTTAGATACCTTTTTAGATACCTTCTGCTAGGTTTCCCAAGTGATCTCGGAAGCTATCAAAAGCATAAAAGGGCGAAAAAATGGGCTCAAATGCTTTCAAATGCTCCCAAAATCCCCCAAATCCATGTGGGAGTGGTCGCAAGTTCAAGCAATGTTGTGGTAAATAAACTCGGAAATCCAAGTAAATAAAGGGAAAAACCGAGTTTTTTCTATTACATAAAAATGGTATTTTTTGCTCCAAAAATCGTTTTAGATAAGTTTTAGATAAGTTCCAGATAATTTAAATACTTAAAATAAACAAGTAAACAATTAAAATAACAACTTAGGCTTCAATTTTGTAGAACTCATTAAGCATATCATTAACATTTGAAAATGAATCTTGGAACATATGTGAGTAAGTATTAAGAGTCTCCGTAATACTAGCATGACCAAGATATTTGGAAACAACTGTTATCGGTATGCCTTTATTGATTAAGAAGGAAGCACATGAATGTCTAAAGTCATGAATACGAATCTCCTTAATACCAGCTTTGATAGCATTGGCTTTTTTTCTTCTCCTAGCCAGAGGATATGTTAAAGCTCGTAATCCAAAGTCTTCTCCAAAAACAAAAAAGTCTTCATTAAAATTTTTGAATTGTTTAACATAATTATAATATTCTAATAAATCATTATAGAATACATCTAATAAAGGCAATACTCGTTTACTAGATGCTGTTTTAAGACTACAGATATAATAATCATTTGTATTACGATCAACATTTTGAACTTGCTTTGAAATAGACATTGTCTTTTTTTCAAAATTAATATCCTTCCATTGAAGCCCACGAGCCTCACCGATTCTAAGACCACAATGAAATAGTATCTTCCATAAACATCTATATCTAGGATCCTCTTCTACTGAAAGGAAAATCTCAAATTGAGCAGGAGAATAAATTTCTTGTTCTTTTTTTACTTCATCAGGATTTTTAAATTTTTCAATTAATTTTAAGAGTTGACTATAATTATAATTATAATATTTAATTCCAAAATTGATTAGAGTACATAATACTTTTAAAACATCATTTTTAGAAACATCATTTAGATTAGTTTCTTTATTCATTCGTTTCTTCCAATCTTCAACATGTGTAATGTTAAAGCTAGAGCAGGGAATATTCCACAAAGATTTTAGGTGTTTTTCTTTATAAGTATAACCTTCTTTTGTCTTTCTTTTTACTTTATCATCTTGAAAAGCTAGAAACTTTAACCAGAGATCACCAAGAGTCAATTTCTCAGGTGCTTTATTATTTTGTTCAATTCTATTTAAATGTTTTCTTTCTTCATCTTTTGCAATAGCTCGAGTCATAAACTTTTTACTTGTATATTTTACAATATTACATAAGCTATCAGTATATTGAATTTTGTAGAACCAACACTTACCATCTTTGGTAGGTGTGCTAGATTTATAAACAGGCATAAAAAATATCACTTTCCTTTCAAATTTATTCAAATAATTGTGTAAATTCCTAAAAAGTGATATAATAATAGTCGAAGACCAAAAAAATATCCTTTTAGGAATGTTTTAAAGTTTCGTAGACTTTTTAAAAAGGTTTTCATTTTGGATTTGCTTTGCAGAGCAAGTCCTTTTTTTATAAATATTTTATTAATTTTTTTGCTACACCCAATATCTCAATTGGCATAGTTTCTATTTCATCTTTAGTATAAAGTCTAGGCAAGAAGCCAGAACTATTATCCATATTCAATGGAGATAGAATAATACCATCATCCTTAATTGTAACTCTTTTAAATGTGGCATCACATCCATTAATACGGACACAGCAATCCTGACCAGAATTGCATACAGGTGTTTTTAAAAATACAACCGTGTCACCATCTTTATACTGTGGCTCCATAGAATCCCCCGTAATCTTTAAAGCAAAGTACTCCTTATTCCCTGTGATCCAATCAGCAGGAACTTCTTCATAATCAATTGTGTACTCATCTTCTATTGCTTCCATCGGAACACCAGCAGGTATTCTACCAAGAAGAGGAACTCTGACAACTCTCTTCTCCATACTAGCAAGTCTGGTATTTCTATCCCAAACATAATCTTCAATTAGATCAGATTTTTGAATACCAAAGTAATCAGCTAGCATTTCGATTTTATCCATTTTAGGATAAGACTTACCATTGCACCAATCACAAAGAGTGGTGTATTTCATTTCTAAGTCATCTGCTAACTTATGTCGTTCAACATTAAATATTTTCATGAAACGATTTAAGTTTCTAGCAAAGACTTTATTATTGTCATTACCTTCTACTGCACTCATGATTATTCTCCTTTCAATTATCATTATAGATTAAATCGTATTTTTTTGCAAGATAAAATGTAAAATAATACGAAAAAATCATAATTTTATACAATGGGTTATTGACAATACGAAAAAATCGTATTATTATTAAACTAGAAGGAGGTTACAAGAAGCTAATGAGAGATTATTCACTAAAGGCATTGAGAATAAATCTTGATTTAACATTGGAAGAAGCTTCAGCATTAATAGGTATTAGTAAGTATACATTGTTTAATTATGAACATGGCAGAACAGCACCCAGCATTGAAATATCAAAGAAAATAGCAGAAGTCTACAATGTAGATATCAATAAGATCAGATTCTCACCGAATAAGAAAAAGAAGTTAGCAGTAAAAAAATGAGAAGTAATTATGAAGTAAATATAGAAGTAAAAAAAGAAAAAAATAGTTACATATTTTTTTTACTAGCAGAATACGAAAAAATCGTATTTTAAAAAGTCTACGAAACTTTAAAACTTTAAAACATATGAAAGGATAAGAAAATGAAACCAAAAAGAAAATTGAAAAATTGGGTAAAGGTAACACTTGTTATTTTGCCTATAGCAGTGATTATTAGTCAGCTGTTTTTAATTGGTCTAAATATTAAAAAAATAGCTGAGAATCAACCAGAAACAATCATAATAACAGAAAGTAGGTGTTATTGTGGTTAAGAGTTTAACAGCTAAAGAAATATTAAAAATTATAGAAAAAATGTGGGCATCAACAGATGACATAAAAAAACTTGGATGTGTAGGAAATAATAAAGCATTAAAAATTAAGAATGAAATTAAAACCAGAATGCAAGAAGAAGGATATGCAATTCCAAGAAATTTAGTAGATATGAAACTTGTTACAGAATACTTTAACATTGATGAACAAAGAGTAAAGTTCTTAGCATCAAAGGGAGGTGTTTGTAATGAATGATTTATTACCATTAAATAATAATTATAATCAATCTATTCCAGAAGAAAAAACAAAAGAAGAATTAGAATTAATATCTAAACTTCAAAAGAAGAAAAATAAAATAAGAAAAGAACTAAAGGAAAAAGGAATATTACCTAAAGGTGCAGTTAATGAATATGATAACTACGAATATTTTAGTGAAGCACAATATAAGGAATTATTCACAGACCTATTTAGCAAACATGGAATTGAATTATATATTACAGAAATTGACTATGGAACATTCGAAGGTACTGATAAACAACCATTTGGTAGGACAGTAACTTTAGGGTGCAAACTAATTGATATTGATACAGGTTATTCAGAACTAAGTAATCATACAGGAGAAGGATTAGATCGTGGAGATAAAGCAGGATATAAAGCTACAACAGGAGCAATTAAAAGATTTTTATCTTCTACATTTTTAGTAGCTACGAAGGATGATCCAGAAAGAGAAGATGAGAAACCTAAGAAGCAAACATCATATAGTAAACCAGCACCAAAGCAAGTTAAGAAAGTTGTTAAAGGTACAATATCTCCAGTTCAAGATAAGACACTTAGAGATTTGTTTAAAGATGATAAAAAAGAATTATCACAAATTATGAAAAGCTTAAAAAAAGTAAAAATCGAAGAATTAAGCAAAGAAGAAGCATCAGAGATAATCAAGAATAAGAAGGGAGAAAAATAATGAACGAATTAATAACAATAGTTGAAGATAGAGCAATATTAGATTCTGAAATGATACAGAGTTTGATAGTAGTAGAAAAACAAATGAAGGAATTGAAAGAAATCCAAGATACATATAAAAGAGCTATAAAGGAAGCAATGGAAAAGAAAAATGTTATAAAACTTTTAGATGAAATATCAGGATTATCCATTACTTATATATCAGCACAAACGAATCTAGAGAAATTTAATAAAGAGAAGTTCCAGGAAGAACACCCAGATTTGTATGACCAATATGTCACAATGGATGGAAAAAAATCAGCCTACATTACGGTAAAAATTAAATGATAGAAACATGGGAAATAGCAGGAGGGATACTCGAATATATTGATGAAACACATACATACATATTCGATGGAGTAATCCTTCCTAGCATTACTCAAATACTAAAAATAAAATTTGGAAACAAATACAAAGATGTATCAGCAGATGTATTAAAAAAAGCATCTGAAAGAGGAACTCAGGTGCATCAAGCAATAGAAGACTATGAGGTCAGAAATATAGATACAGAAGGATGCAAAGAACTATACAATTATAAATTTTTAAAGAAACAATTTAAATTTGAATGTATAGGTAATGAGGTACCAATCGTTCTATTTTATGATGGGAAACCTGTATCTGCCGGAAGAATAGATTTGATACTAAAAGAAGGAGAAAATGTAGGAATCGGAGATATAAAAAGAACGAGTGTATTTGATAAAGAATATGTTACCTATCAAACCAATTTATACAGGATAGGTTATCAACAAACTTATGGAGTAAGTATTACATTTTTAAAAGGTCTTCATTTAAGGGATAAAGTCAGAAAATACATTGACCTACCAATAAATGAGGAAATGTCATTAGAACTATTAAAAAAATATTTAGAGGAGGAAAATAATGAACAAAGTTGAATTAATAGGAAGACTAACAACAGATCCTGAATTGAGATATACAGAATCTGAAAAAGCATATACAAGATTTACAATAGCAGTAAATAGGAAATATAAGAAAGATGATGAAAGTAGAGATGCCGATTTTATTCCGGTTGTAGCATGGGAAAAAAGAGCTGAAACTATTTGTCAATATGTAAAAAAAGGTAATAGATTAGGAATCATCGGAAGAATACAAACAGGAAGCTATGATAAAGAAGATGGAAGCAGAGGATACACATATGATGTAATAGCTGAAGAGTTTGAATTTTTAGAAAGCAAAAATAAGGATGATAGACCAGCACCAGAATATACAGATCCAGAAGATCCATTTGCAGACTTTGGAGATAGCATTGAAATAAGTGATGATGACTTACCATTCTAATGAAAACCACAATTAAAATAAGACAAGTATTTAGAAACATACAAAATCAAATGTTTTTAATGGAAAACCTATTCTCAGATATAGATGTTGATATAACTAAAAATTATGTAATTGAACTAAAAGAAGTTAGATCTAAAAGAACTTTAAAGCAAAATAAAATGATGTGGGCATTAATTCGTAAAATAGCTAGTCACGAAGATATGCAACAAGAACCAGATGAAATATATATATCAGCATTAGAAGAAGCTAATCTAAGAAGCACATATTTACTAGCTCCTGAAGAAGCAGAAGATGAATTGAGAAAAAACTTCAGAGCTGTAAAGGTTGTAAGACCAGAACAATTTAAAGGAAGAGAAATGATAGTTTATAAGTGCTTCTTGGGTAGCTCCAAACTTAATACCAAAGAAATGAATCAATTATTAGAAATCATTAAATATTGGGCTGAGGATTTAGGAATAGATACAAATGAAGAGCATTATACAGAATAAGAAACAATGTTTTATATGTTCTCGAAAATATTGTCTACATGACCACCACATATATTTTGGCACAGCTAGAAGAAAAATTAGTGAGAAAAACGGATTTAAGGTATGGCTTTGTTATCAGCACCACGAAGGAACATTCGGTGTACATGGTAGTAAAGGTCATGAAACCGATTTGTATTTAAAGAAGGTGTGCCAACTAGAATATGAAAAAAAACATAGTAGAGAAGAGTTTGTAAAATTAATAGGCAGAAATTATTTAGGAGGAGATATAGATGAGTGATGGAGTAATAATAACTTTAATTATTTGTATAACCTTATTAATAATTTATCTCATAGATAAGAAGAGTAAAAAATGAATTCGGAAAAAAAGTTTTATTGGATAAAATTAAAAACTGACTTCTTCAGCAGAAAAGATATTGATTTTCTATTATCACAGAAAAATGGAGCAGAGTATGTTGTAATATACCAGATACTATGTCTAAGTACAGCAAATAGTAATGGAGAATTAAAAAGTACAATAGGAGAAATTATTGTTCCGTTTGATATTGATAAAGTAGTTAGAGAATGTAAGTATTACGATATCGACACCGTAAGAGTTGCTATGTCTTTATATAGAAAGCTCGGACTTATATATGAACAAGATGATGGAACTTTAAAAATCTCTAATTACCAGGAAATGGTTGGAAGTGAAGCTGGAAATGCAAATGCACAAAGGCAAAAAAGATTCCGTGAAAGACAGAAACAATTGAAGTTAGCCGTTACGAATAGTAACGATAATAGTAACACCGATAATAACGAAGAGATAGATAATAGAGAAAAGAGTAAAGATATTAGAGCAGAAGAGAATCAGATAATAGAGTATGAGATAGAAGAAGAGGAACCAAAGGTTCCTTACAAAGAAATCATTGAATATTTAAATAGTAAAACCAATAAAAATTATAAGCCTAGCAGTAACAAAAACAGATCAGTAATTGATGCCAGGTTTAATGAAGGATATACATTAGAAGATTTTAAAAGAGTTATTGATATAAAAACAGAAGAATGGTTGAATACTGACTTTGAACAATTTCTAAGACCTGAAACCTTATTCAGTAATAAATTTGATGGATATTTAAATCAAGTACCAAAGTCAGAAAGAACACCAAAAAGAAAAGATAAAGTTTTATCTACATTGGAGGCAATATATAATGGATCAATCAGAATTGAGTAAGATAATAGCAAAACTAAAAATTGCATATGCTTATTATTTCAAAGAATTAGATGAAGATTTAATAGTGGCAATGGCTAGTTTGTTTTATGAAAATTTAAAAGATTATGAATATGAAAGAGTTAATAAAGCAATTAATAATATAATTAGGAAATCAAAGTATATGCCAAGTATATCTGATATTTTAGAAGAAATAGATAAGATAGATAAAATAATAGAATTTGATATTCTAAAAAAAATGCTAGAAGATGGTTACTTCAAATATGGAGCATACGGAGAATTAGATCCAGTACAGCAAGTAAGAAATTATGAGAAAGCAACGATGTGGTTAGAAAAAGGAATAATTCCAGAATGGCTACTACAAGATATGATGAAATATGGATATAAACAACCATTAGCATATACTGAAAAGAAACAATTGACAGGACAGCTGTTACTTGGAGAATAAGAGGTGGTGGAATGGAAGAACAAGTATATAGTTATCTGATATCCAACCATATAGGAAAAAAGAACCTAATCAAAAATGTAGAGTTGAGAAAAATGTTTAACATTAACAGTGATAAATCGATGAGAAAAGTTATACAGAACATCAGAGAAAATAAAGATTACTATTTAGTGGTAGGAAGTATAAGTGGAAAAACAGGAGGCTTTTACATTTGCCAGACAGAAGAAGAAATTGATGAAACCATAAATAATATTAAACACAGAGCAAATCAAATGCATAGAATGTGCCACATACTGAAATGGAAAAAAGACAAAGTAATCAAAGGATGAAATGACTAAAAAAGAACTCTCAAAGTATTATTATTTAAGCAGAGAAATAAAGGATCTGGAAGAGAGGATCCAAACATTACAAAATCAATCAGTTGGAGTATCTAAACTAACAGGAATGCCATTCAGTAATGAAAAGAGTAATCCGGTAGAAAAAAGAGCCGAGCTGTTAATAACATTAAAGAATAAGTTAGAAAAAAGAAAAACTAAGTCTTTAGAAGAACTAATAAAAATAGAAAAATGTATATCTGCTATAGAAGATATAGAAACCAGGATGATAATGACAAAGAGATATATAGAACTTAAAAGTTGGGAGAAAATATCAATGGAAATGTATATGAGTGAGAGAACTTTATTCCGAAAACAAAAAGCATATTTTAAAGAGGCAAATAATGAAAGAACTATTTGATTTCATAAAATTAAGAAAAAAGTATAATACCTTAGAAACAAAATATGAATCTCTGGTTGCTGATGTAAAAAATGAGTGTTTTAAAAAAATATTGGATAAGATCGGAGAACCATTAGAGATAAAAAGATTAAGGGAAGAAAATAAAAGATTAAGAATAAAACTGAAAGAATTAAAAAAATGCACGAAAGGTTAATATTTATGTATGAAATGCCAAAAATAGCATTTAAAACATTAAAAACAACACTTCATACTATGATTAAAAATCATCAATCAATGCTAAATCGACTACACAAATAAGTGTAGTTTTTTGATGGAACTTATTAACAGGATCTGTGGTATAATACATGTACATAGAAACCGGAGGTGCATTATGGAATATATACATTACGGACACGAAAACTTTGATATAAAATTATTTAATAAAATTAAGAATAGACCAGAAGCAGTAAAACCAATCGGTGGGTTGTGGGCAAGTAGAGTGGATACAACAGATGGCTGGATAGATTGGTGCAAAGGAAATGAAATAGATTGGGCAAGATTAGATGTTAGCTTCAAATTTAAATTAAAGCCAGAAGCCAAAGTATTACTAATAGATAGTATGGATAAATTAAAAGAATTACCAAAACAAAAAAGTATTCTAGGACATTCACCTTGGACTTTGCTAGATTTTGAAAAATTAGCAGAAGAATATGATGCAGTAGAAGTTATATTAAACAGGGGATTATACTTTGAACTCTATGGTTGGGATTGTGACTCAATAATAATTATGAATCCAGAAATTATAGAATTGATAAAAGAATAGTAAATCACATAAAAGATTTGCTTTTTTTATGGTATAATATAACTGAAAGACAAATAGTAATTTGTTTGTTAGGAGGAAATATGAAAAAGAAAAAGTTATATATAACAATTATAATAATTCTATTATTATTGATAGTTGGTCTTTGCCTTAATGTTTTTATTCAACGAAAATTTATAAAAACATATACTTATACGGAACTTGAAAATAGAGGTTATACAGCACAAGATGTTAGTGAAATAAAAATTAATCACTCTTATTTAAATAAAATTCTTAGTTATAACGAATGGAGAATATCTGTAGAATTTGAAAAAGAGCCTGATATTTTATTCTGGTTCACTTATAGAGATAATAAGATTGTTTTTCAAGGAGTTAGTTCTGAGCCTATGCTTGATAAAGAATCAACACTTGATTATTCAGAAAGATTTAAAAATGGAACATTATTAGAAAAATAATAATTTATTAGGAGGTAAAAATATGAAAAATTTAAAGTTATTTTTTTCGGCACTGACAGTAGCCTTTGCTATATTAGGTTTAACAAAAGCTGTTTCAACTAATATTACAATGCCTATAATGTTTGTTTGTTTGTCAACTACAATGTTTATAACATCAAAAGAATATAAAGATAAAAAACAAAAAAGCACATCAATTTGTCTCTTACTATTAGGAATATTTTTGTTGTTAGTTACTGCTTATAATGTTGCTTCAATGATATGGGGGATCTAAACCAAACAAATTACAATTTATCAGTGAGATCATAAACTTGTCAGTATATGTCAGTAGGCTTAGTGCTATAATGATATCATAAGAGGATTATCCAGAAGGGTAATTCTTTTTTTATGCAACAAAGGGTGTGGATAAGATGATGAAGACATGTTCAGTATGTGGGAGAATCCATGACATCAACAAAACCTGTTATAGGAATAAAAAGAAGCCTAAGACAACAGCCAATAAGTTCAGGGATACATACGAGTGGAAGGAAAAGAGAAACCAGATAAGGAACAGAGATAAACATCTGTGTCAGATATGTCTAGAAGGTAAGTATGATACATTCTACAGATATAACTATAATCAATTAGAAGTCCATCACATCATACCAATAGAAGAAGACAATGATAAAAAGTTAGATAGTGAAAACCTAATCACATTGTGCAATATGCATCATAAGATGGCAGAAGACAATAAGATTAGCAGAGAAGAATTGCAAGAGATAGTAGCCAGGAAATATAGAACCCCCCAGGCATAATCAAAGCAATTCTTTTTATTTTTTCTCCACCCACAGCCCACCTACATTCACACAATTTTAATTTTTACATGAGTTTTTTGGAAAGGAAGGATTAGATGAGAAGATATGAGAATGTAAAAATATCAGTCCTGAAGCCATACGAAAACAATGCCAGAACACATAGCCAGGAGCAAGTAGAGAAGATAGCCAATTCAATAAAAGAGTTCGGTTTCATCAATCCGGTACTGATAGATAGTGACTATGGAATCATAGCAGGGCATGGAAGAGTATTAGCAGGACAATTATTAGGGATGGAAGAAGTCCCATGTTTATTTATTGAGGATTTAACAGAAACACAAAAAAGAGCCTACATATTAGCTGATAATAAATTGGCTTTAGATGCAGGATGGGATGATGAAATATTAAGACAGGAAATCCTAGCACTCGACAAATTAGATTTTGATGTTTCATTAGCAGGATTTGATATCAATGATTTTGATTTTACACAGGAAGACATAGAGTTCCAGGAAGATGACTATGATGTAGAAGCATCATTACCAGAAATACCAAAAGCAAAACCAGGAGATGTCTATCAGCTAGGAAGACACAGATTGATGTGTGGAGATAGTACAAGCCAGGAAGACATTGATAAGTTAGTAAATGGAGCAGTAATGGATTTATGTGTAACGGATCCACCATACAATGTTAACTATGGTTCAATAAATGAAACAGGATACGGAAAAGAAAGAGAAAACGGAAATAAAATATTAAATGACAATATGGATGATGAATCGTTCTACCTATTCCTAAATGCATTTTATGAACAGATGTTAAGAGTGCTAAAAGAAGGTGGAGCATATTACATATTCCATGCAGATACAGAAGGCTATAATTTTAGAAAAGCATTAAGAGATGCCGGAGGTCAGGTAAAACAAAATCTAATATGGGTAAAAAATGCATTGGTGCTTGGTAGACAGGACTATCAGTGGAAACATGAACCATGTCTTTATGGTTGGAAGGAAGGAGCCGGTCATTATTTTATAAATGACAGAACACAAACTACGGTGTTTGAAGATAAAGCTGATTTAGATAAATATACCAAAGATGAATTAAAAGAATTAATTGGAGAAATATTAGCTGATAAACTTCCGACAACAGTAATCCATGAAGATAAGCCACAAAAGAACGATGTTCACCCAACCATGAAACCAATTAAATTAATTTCTAGGTTAGTTAAGAATAGCAGTAGACAGGGAGAAAATGTAATTGATTTCTTCGGTGGTTCAGGTTCAACATTAATAAGCTGTGAACATTTAGGAAGAAATTGTTACACCATAGAATTAGATCCTAAATATGTAGATGTCATAATTGACCGATGGGAAACTTTAACAGGAGAAACAGCAATAAAATTAATCGAAGGTGTAGTAACAGAAAAAGAATTAGAGGAGGAAGAAGAATGATAGAAAAAGTAAATCCAGCTCATCCAGATAAAATAGCAGATAGGATAGCAGGAGCAATAGTAGACTTAGCCTACAAAAAAAATAGTAATCCAAAAGTAGCAGTAGAGGTGTTGATAGGTCATGGAGTATGTCATGTGATAATAGAAACATCTGAAACTTTTACTATTGATGAAGTTGAAAAAGCAGTAAAAAGAATAGCAGGAGATGTAGCTCTAGACTTAGTAGTTGAAAAGCAAGATGAACATCTAGCCAAGAATCAATCAGATAAAGTTAGATGTGGGGATAATGGAATATTTAAAGGTGTACCATTAACAGAAGCAGAAATAAAATTATCTAGCTATGCAAAAGATATATATGCTAAGAACCCATTTGATGGTAAATACATATTAGATGGAGATAGATTAATAATTTGTCAAAGTAATACAGAAGAAAATGATATCTATGAAGACTATCCAAATGCAATAGTAAATCCGTTAGGATATTGGACAGGAGGAATTAATGTAGATACCGGAGCAACAAATAGAAAGCTAGGATCTGATATGGCACAAAGTGTAACCGGTGGAGGATTACATGGAAAAGATTTATCTAAAGCTGATGTATCAGTGAATATCTATGCATTCAGAAAAGCTCAAGAATTAAATAAGCCTGTACAATTTAGCTGTGCAATCGGAGATGAAATTATAGATGGAAAACCATATAGTGAAATAGTAGAGGAAGCCAGGGAATACATAAATAAAATTGGTGGATTTGAAAAGTTTGCTGAATGGGGATTATTTTAGGAGTAATAACACATGAATAAAATGTCCTTAAACGAACAGGCACAAGAAATCTTAAGGATAGCAGAACAACATGGAGTAGAACAAAACTTTTTCTTCTTAACTACTTTTAAAAGATACCAGGTACAATTACAAATACTAAATGACTTAGAAAAAACAATAAAGGAAGATGGCACATTAGTAACTAAAGAATATGTCAAAGGAAGAAAAAATGTTTATTCACATCCAGCCATATCTGACTATAACAGAACTACAGATAGTGCAAATAAGACAGTAAGTACATTGATGAAGATAATCATCTCATTAAGAAAAGATGATGTCACAGAAGAGGATGATCCACTGCTACAAATAATAGCAGGTGGCTCAATTGAAAAATAAGGCATACCAATATGCATCAGATGTAGTAACCGGAAAAGTAGAAGCACCAAAGTATGTCATAAAACAATGTGAGAGCTTTCTGGAGATAGCAAATGATAAGAACCCCAAATATAAAATCAATGAAAAAAAAGTAAAGCAGATAGAATCAATCCTGAAGCTGTTAATAATGCCAAAAGGTTTAAAGGCAGGACAAACAATATACCAATGCTCGTGTGGATACCAATGGGTATTCTACATATCAATTCTATGTGTTGTTTACAGAAGCAATCCAAATAAGAGAAGATATGAAACAGCTATTCTAGAAATAGCCAGAAAGAACTTTAAGACTTATACAATAGCAACGATATTCATCTTGCTTTTTTTATTGGAACCAAAGTATTCAAAGTTTTATTCAGTAGCTCCAGATGGATCGTTATCTCGTGAAGTTAAAACAGCAATAGAAGAAACATTGAAATCAAGTCCACTTATTTATCTACATAAAGAAAGTAAGAGATTTAAGATACTAAGAGATTACATACAATTTAATTTAACAGAAAGTAGATATTATCCATTGAACTACTCATCAAGCCGTATGGATGGAAAACTTCCAAATGTATTCCTAGCAGATGAGGTAGGAGCATTACCAAATCCATATGCAATAGAATCCATGAGGTCAGGACAATTGAATATTCTGAATAAATTAGGATGTATAATCTCGACTAAGTATCCTACAATCAATAATCCGTTTGAAGATGAAGTATCATATGCAAAAAGAGTATTAGATGGAATAGAACCAGATGAAACCATATTTGCACTTTTATATGAACCAGATGAAGAAACAATAAATAAATGGACTACTGATGACACAGTGCTAAAACAATCAAATCCAGTAGCTTTAGAAATACCAGAAATCTGGGAAGACTTAGTTAAGAAAAGAGCTAAGGCAATAGCAGTAGAATCAGTAAGAGAAAACTTCTTAACAAAACACTGCAATATCATATACCAGGGAATGGGAACTGAGAGCTATATAGATGTAAATGAAGTTATGAGTTGTAAGGTAGCTAAGATAGATTGGACAGGCAGAAAAGTGTACATAGGAGTAGACTTAGCCATGACCAATGATAACTGTGCCGTAGCAATGGTATCAGAAGATGACCACGAAATACTTGCTGATGTATTTGCATTTATTCCAGAAGGAAGAATAGAAGAAAAGAATAAGTTTGAAAGAATCAACTACTACGATTTTATAAAAACAATGAAATGTATAGCCTGTGGAAATAAGACAGTTGACTATGGGATAATCGAAGATTTCGTATTCCAAATAGAAGAGAAATATAAAGTAACAATTATGGCAATAGGATATGACCGATACAATGCTTTATCATCAGCTCAAAAATGGGATAAGAAATATAACACAATAGTCATAAGACAACATAGTGATACATTACATAGTCCAACGAAATTATTATATGAAAAAATATTGGATCGTAAGTTCCGATATGAAGAGAATAAATTATTAGAAATCAACTTCGAAAATGCACGATGCACCTATGACACTAACATGAATAGGTACATAACTAAAAAAAGAAGCCAGGGAAAAGTAGATATGGTAGTAGCATTAATAAATGCAGTACACCTTCTACAACAAGATGTATTCCTAGATAACGATGACTTCTTTGTACAGATAATTGAGTAAAGGAGGTGGAAGATGAGAATAAGAGATTTATTCCGAAGAAGAGCTGAAGAGGAAACAACAAAGCCACAGACAGAAGAGTCAGCAAGTGATGTTTTACTTAAAGCAATTCTAAGAGGAGAAACAATTGACAAAGATAAGGCAATGTCACTACCAGCAGTAGCCAGTGCAGTAGACAGAATATGCAACACCGTAGCAATGATACCGATAAGGTTATATCGAGAAGTCCAGGATGAAAAGACAGGAAAAACTAAAGTAGAAGAAGTAAAAGATGATCCAAGAATAAAATTATTAAATATAGATCCAGGAGATACATTGGATGCATTCCAATTAAGAAAAGCTTGGGTACAAGATTATTTATTGGATAAAGGTGGATATTTATTTATAGAAAAACAAAAAAATAAATTTAAAAGTCTGAGATATGTAGAAGCATCACATGTATCGATTAACACTAATACGGATCCTATTTTTAAAGATATAACATACATGGTAAATGGAAAAACATATGAAACATTTAACTTTATTACAATACTAAGAAGCACCAAGAATGGAGGCTCAGGAAAAAGTGTAATTGGAGAAGTATCAACAGCTATTGAAAATGCATATCAAACATTGATGTATGAGCTCGGACTTGTAAAAACAGGAGGAGCAAAAAAAGGATTTATAACTTCACAAAGAAAACTTGGAGAAAAAGAAATAACAATGCTGAAACAAGCATGGTCTAATTTGTATTCAAACAAAAGTGAAAATGCAATTGTCTTGAATGAAGGAATGGATTTTAAAGAAGGATCTAGTACAACAGTAGAACTTCAATTAAATGAAAGAAAGAAAACATTACAGGAAGAAATAGACCACATATTTCATAACAAAGAGAACTTTGATGAATTTATGAAAGAAGCTATTATGCCAATACTAACAGCAATTAAAATAGCTTTGAATAAAGACTTACTACTCGAGAAAGAGAAGGAGTCTTTTTATTTTGAATTTGATACCAGGGAAATAAGTAGAGGAAACATTAAAGAAAGATATGAAGCCTACAAAATAGCATCAGAAACAGGATGGATATCAAAAAATGAAATCAGATATCTAGAAGACTATGACAGCATTGAAGGACTTGATGTCATAACTTTAAATCTTGGAAATGTAGTATTCGATACTACAACAGGACAATACTATACCCCAAATACAAATTCAATAGTAGACATGCATAGCACCGGAGAAGGAGGTGGTACAGATGAAGGTGGAAGTTAGAAATGGAAAAATCGTAATAGATGGCTATGTCAATGCAGTAGAAAGAACATCCAAAGTCTTGTGTGATACCAGAGGACAATTCGTAGAAAGAATACGATCAGGAGTATTTCAAAGAGCCTTAGAAAAAGCAGAAAATGTCCTGGTTTTATTAAATCACGAAAGAGATAGGGAATTAGCTGATACCAAAAGTGGAAAAGCTAAGTTATACGAAGACAACATTGGATTAAGAGCCATTGTAGAAGTCGAGGATCCAGAAGTAATACAGAAAGCCAAAGACAACAAATTAAGAGGTTGGTCATTTGGTTTTTTATGTAATAAAGAAGATAGAAAAGTCAATGATGATGGAATAGAAGAAAGAATCGTCAGAGATTTGGATCTTCTAGAAGTCTCAATTATAGATGATAGAAAGTATCCGGCATACATCGGAACTAGCATCGAAATGAGAGATGACCAAGTAAAACTTATTGAATATCGTGGAGAAGAATCACAAACGATAGACATAAGACAGGAAACTAAAGAGGAGCCTGAACAACATGCCGATAAGGAAGTTGTCAAAATAGATTATTCAGATTATGAAGAAAGATTAAGAAAGATAAGAGAGGAGAAATAGAATATGAATCTAAAAGCATTAACTGAACAAAGAGCTGAAAAGCAAACTGAAATGGAAACTTTACTTAATACAGTAAAGACAGAAGAAAGAGCATTCACAGAAGATGAGAATGAGTTATTTAAAAAATTAGAAAGTGAAATTGGTTTAATCAATGAAACAATCTCAGCCATTACAAAAGGTAGAGAGTTAACTGAAGAGCCAACACCAGAACAAAAAGAAGAAGAAAAGAAGGAGGAAGATGAAATGAAAGAAAACGAAGAAAGAGCTTTACAAGAAGAAAAAGCATTCGAGAATTATATCAGAGGTGTAGTTCTAGAAGAAAGAGCAGATGTTAATTTAACAAAAGGAGATAATGGAGCAGTAATTCCAGTAACTATTGCTAAAAAGATTATTAAACAAGTTTATGATATCTGTCCTATTTTAGAAAAATCAACTAAGTATAATATTAAAGGAAAATTAGAAATCCCATATTATTCAGAAACAGCAGATGCAAAAGTAAACATGGCATATGCTACAGAATTTAAATCATTAGAAAGTAATGTTGGTAAATTTGCTAGTATTGAATTAACAGGATATTTAGCAGGAGCATTAGCTAAAATATCTAAATCATTAGTAAATAATAGTGACTTCAATATCGTAAATGAAGTTATCAACATTATGTCTGAATCAATTGCATTATTCGTAGAAAACGAATTATTAAATGGTACAGATGGAAAAGTAACAGGATTAGATAAAGGAGTAAAATTAATCGTTACAGCTGAAAGTGCAAATGTTATTACAGCAGATGAAATCATCAAAACAAAAAGAAAAGTAAAACAAAAATTCCAAAAGAATGCTGTATGGTTAATGTCACCAGAAACATTAACATCAATCTCATTATTGAAAGATGCTAATGATAGATATTTATTACAAGATGATATAACAAGTGACTTCGGATATACATTATTAGGGAAACCAGTTTATGAAACTGATAACATGAAAGATATTGGAGCAGGAAATACTGCTATTTTTTATGGAGATTTATCAGGATTAGCAACTAAGTTTACTGAAGAACTTGAAATGGAAGTTCTAAGAGAAAAATATGCTGACCAACATGCTATTGGTGTAGTAGCATGGATGGAATTTGATGCTAAAGTTGAAGATGCTCAAAAGATTTCTAAATTAGTTTGTCCAGGAACTGCTGAATAATGTTTAAAGTATTAAAGAGTTTTAGTGGAAAAGTATCTGGCTCAAAAGGTCATGTTATTGAATTAAAAGATAAAGCAATAATCAGTGACCTTTTAAAAGCTGGTTACATAGAAGAATACTCTGAAAAAAACAGAAGCCAAGCAGAATTAAAAAAAGAGAATGAATCTCTAAAAAAAGAAAACGATGAACTAAAATTAGAAATTGAAGAGTTAAAAGCTCAATTAGCAGAAGCTACAAAAGAACCTGAAACGGATCCAGAAGCACCAATAGATCCGGAAGCTGGAAAAGATCCAGAAGATAATCAAAAAGATAAATAAGGTCATTAGTTGTTCAGGCAAGACCTCAAAGAAGGAGGAAACTAATGAAAGTAAGTACAATAACATGTGATGATATAGCTAACTATATCAGATTACAAGAAGTCGATGAAGCAGATAGGAGATTACTTAATGCTTTAATAACTATTGCTAAAAAATTTATAACAGAAAATACAGGAGTAAAGGATTTAGATGAATACGATGATTTTTTAATTGTCGTTTTTATTTTATGCCAGGACATGTATGATAATAGGACTTTATATGTGGATAAAAACAATCTAAATAAAGTTGTAGAAACCATACTTGGAATGCACTCTAGAAATAACATATGTTAAACCCAGGAGATTATAGTAAAAAAATATCAATATACAAAGTAGCTATAAAGGATGATAGTGCAGGATTTAAAAATCCAGAAGACACTCTCATCCTAACTACTTGGGCTAAAGTCAAAACAACAAAAGGATTTACTTTGATAGCAAATAATAGTGATTTTGAAAAAGCCTACACTAACTTCACAATTCGTTATCCAAAAACTGAAATAACCAGGGATATGATAATTCTGTTTAATAAGAAAAGATATACCATAGAGTATTTGAATAACATTGATGAAGAAAATATCGAATTAGAAATCCAAGCAAAAGAAGTCACAAAATAATGGCAGGATTTAATGCTGAATTACCTACTGAGCTAATAAAAACATTCCAGAAGCTAGAATCCAATACTGAAGAAATGCTAAGTGAAATGACCAGAGCAGGAGCCGAAGTGGTATATAAACAAGTTAAATCAAATATGAAATCTAGTTTTAAAAGTACAGAATCTTTGGATAAAGGATTGAAGATTACGAAATCATACAAGACACCAACAGATGATGGAATAAATACAAAAGTTGGATTCTATGGATATAACGATGAAGGTGTGCCAATTCCACTAATAGCATTAGCTAGAGAATTTGGAACCAGCCGAGGAGAAAAGAAGAAGCCATTCTTCAGAAAAGCATTCAGACAGGAAACAGCAATAACCAATGCAATGATTAAAGCTCAGGAGAAATACATAAAAAATGAATGATTATGAATTATTAAAATCTATATTCGATAATTTTGAAGTGGAAGGCAAAAAGATTCCGGCAGAGTTTATAACATATACCGGAAAAAGCAAAACATATATTACTTATGCTTTTACAGATGATGATCCTACATTGTTTGCAGAAGACCAAGAAGTTGGAAGTGTAGCATATATAGATATTGATATCTTCAGTAATGGTAATTATTTAGCAATAGAGAAAAAAATAAAAGAAGTTATGAAAGAAAATAACTTCATAAGAACAGGTAGTAGCCCTGATATGTATGAAAATGATACAGGGTTATATCATAAGACTTTAGAATTTGCAAAAGAAAGGATGGAAATATAAATGGCAAGAATAGGGTTGAAAAATTTTAGATATGGAATCTTAGATGAAGAAACAGAAACATATGCTGAGGTTAAGACACCAGGAAAAGCTGTCGATTGTAAGGTTTCATTAGATCTAAATTCAGCAGAATTATATGCTGATGATGGATTAGCAGAAAGTGATTACACTTTCAAAAAGGGAACCGTATCAATTACGGTAGATGAGGATGATGACCAAACATACTCAGACTTAACAGGTCATGAGATGTCAGAAGCCGGAGAAATAATCCGTAAAGATACAGATATAGCTCCATATGTAGGATTCGGAAGAATAATTACAAAAGTAGTAAATGGAGTATACAAATATAAGGTAGAGTTCTTAAGTAAAGTAAAATTTAAGGATGCATTACCAGATGAAAAAACAAAAGGAGAAAGTGTAGAATTTACTACAACAACTCTAGAAGGTACAGTCCTAAAATTAGAGGATGGTACTTGGTCTAAAACTCAAACATTTGCAACATTTAATGAAGCAGTTGAGTATTTAGAAGGATTATTTGAAAAGACAGCATAAGGTGGATAAATGTCCACCTTTAATATTTAGGAGGAAAAATGAAAGACTATAAATTTGAATTTGAAATAGAAAATGAAAAATATGCATTAGTATTTAATTTAAATGTAATGGAAGCCATACAAAAACAATATGGTACCGTACAAAAGTGGGGAAAACTGACTGATAATAAAGGTGGCAAAGAACCGAATGCAAAAGCTCTAATATTTGGTTTTACAGAAATGATAAATGAAGCCATTGAAATAGAGAACGATGAAAAAGGCAATAATAAGCCTTTGTTAACTCAAAAACAAGTGGGTAGATTAATAACTCGAGTTGGTGTTCAAGAAACAGCCAAAAAGCTAAATAAAGCAATAACAGAGAGTGTTAAAGATGATCACCCAAAAAACATATAGTCCACGAGGAAGATGAACCGATCGATTTCTCGTGGATTTTATTTACAGGAATAAATCTTCTAGGTCTATCAGCTAAAGAAGTCGGTAGACTAACATACAGAAAATTTAGAAATCTCTACTATCATTACCAAAGATTTTATGATTTCAAATTAAGAAAAATTAGTTACCAAAAATTAGAGGAAATGGCAATTGAAGAAGAGGAATGGTTATAAGAAGGAGGGATGTATATGGCTGGATCATTTGGAGGCTCTGTTAAGTTAACAGGAGAAAGTGAATACACTAAAGCTCTAAAAACAATTACAAGCAATCTGACAGTTATGGCTAGTGAAATGAAAGTTGTATCGAGTCAATTTGATAAGAATGATAAATCAGTTCAAGCCATAACTTCTCGAAACAATGTCTTAAACAAAGAAATAGAAGAAGGTAATAAAAAGATATCCACATACAAATCAGCATTAGAAGACTTCAATAAACAACAAGACAAAAATGCAGTAGCTATGATGGATATGATGATGAATCTAGAAAAAGAAAATAAGAAGCTAGAAGAATTAAAAAATAATACTTCCTCAACTTCTGAAGAGATAAAAGCTCAAGAAAAAGTAGTAAGTGAATTATCAACTGAATTAGCCAAAGCAGAGTCTCAATATGAGAAAAATAAGATAACAATAAATAAGTATCAGAAGGAATTAAATCTAGCTCAGGCAGAAGTTAATAACTTAACTACAGAATTAAGTAATAACCAAAAAGAATTAGAAGATAATAGAAGCTCTTACCAAAAGATGAACGATACGATAGATGAGCAAAAAACAAAATTATCTACTTTAAGAGATAAATATGCATCAGTAGTATTAGAACAGGGTAAGAATTCAGCAGAAGCTAAAACACTAAAAGCAGAAATTAAAAATCTAAGTGAAAATATCAAAGAAAATGAAACCAGAATGTCGAAAGCCACAAAGGAAATTGATGAATTTACACGATCAGAAAAAGAAGCTGGAACACAAACTTTGAAACTTGGAGATTTAATTAAAGCTAATCTAACAAGTGAAGCTATAATTGCTGGAGTAAAAGGATTAGCAAGTGCTATGGGAGCCGTAGCCAAAGGAATTGTAGATCTAGGAAAACAAGCCATACAGAGTTATGCAGAATATGAACAATTAGTAGGTGGTGTAGAAACCTTATTTGGAGATAGTGCCGGAGCAGTTTCTGAATATGCTAACAATGCATATAAAACAGCAGGACTAAGTGCAAATGAGTACATGTCTACAGTAACAAGTTTCTCAGCAAGTCTACTACAGAGCCTTGATAATGATACAGCTCAATCGGCTAAGATAGCTGATATGGCAATAAGAGATATGTCAGACAATGCTAATAAGATGGGTACAGACATGTCACTAATACAAAGTGCTTATCAGGGATTTGCAAAACAAAATTATACCATGCTTGATAACCTAAAACTTGGATATGGTGGAACCAAAACAGAAATGGAAAGGCTGTTAGCAGATGCACAAAAAATAAGTGGAATAAAATATGACATCAGCAATTTAAGTGATGTGTATGAAGCCATACATGTCATACAAACTGAGATGAAAATATCCGGATTATCATATGAAGAAGCAATGGCTAAAGTTGCAAGTGGAGAAATGACATTAGAAGAAGCTACAGAAGCTATGGGAACCACAGCTAAAGAAGCTACACAAACTATCAGTGGATCCGTTAGTGCAA